CTCTATCTCATTTGACAAATCTAGAGCAGTATCAGTATTAACTTGAACTAGTGTTTTTGCCATATTACACTATGTTTAATTCTTTTAAAGCATATGCCGTATACAAATTATCTGGATTTGTTGATGAGAATCCTGGTACACTACCTACAGTTTCTCCATCATCGTATGATCCGCCAGAAGATCTTGGTGGTGGGGACTGAGATATCATAATTGGTGGTGATTGAGAACCAGTTTCTGTTGGAGTTATTTCGGATACTTTAATCTTGTCTATTGCAGCAGAAGCAACAGCAGGGTTCATAGAACTTTCTTCTTGTGCTATTTGTTGTGGCGTTTGTGGTTTTTGTGGTGTTGCTGCTACAGTTGAGGATGCTGGCGTTGCAGTTGAAGTTGAAGTTGAAGTTGAAGTTGAAGTTGAAGTTGAAGTTGAAGTTGAAGTTGGTGTCCCTGGCGCTGCTGATGTTGCTGGTGCTGCTGACGCTGCTGGTTTTTTATGCTTCTGTGCTTCTTTTAAATATGGTAAGTATTTACCATTGTCGTAAGTTGTCCAAGGATCCCAATTAGATCCCCCCGAAAGTTTAAATGCTGCTCTTGCATTTATTACTGGATCATATAAATCTTTATACGATGATAACCCAAATTTCTTTATTCTATCTGGTCCTAAATCACCAGTCATATTAATTTGCCACAGTCCATAAGAGGTTTCACCAGTTCTGGCGTACAACCCAGATTTTATAGTATCATTAGAGGAATATCCACTAGACTCAGCCATTGCAACAGCAGCAGCAATTGAAGCATTTTTTTCATTAAATCCAACACTTAATGCTAATTCTTTTAATTGCCCCACAGTAAACTTTTTTCCTGATGGTGGTTTGTAATTCGGATCTACCTGTCCAGGATCACCACCGTCTTCATCACCACCAAACATACTGGCAGCACCAAGACCAGCAGCACCAGCAGCGGCACCAAGAAATTTCTTTATGTCAAATCCCTCTTGCGGTTGTTCTTGTGCTGTCTCTTCTTCCCCAGTAATAGTTTGTGTGGGTTTTACTAAAGATGCGCCAACTCTTTCTTTACTTAATCTAGTTTCATTTTGTTTTTGTAAATCCTCAGCAAGACGATTTTCCTTTTCTTTATTTTTCCTATCACTTTCTAAACTTTTAATTAAATTGGCATAAGATTTTGAAATTGAATCAACATCAAATCTTAATCCATTAAGGGCTCTTTGAAATATAGAATCAGAAGTAGATCTCTCTACAATTTCTCTTTCACGAATTCTTTCTACAGATTTTATTCTTTCAATAGTATTATTTTTATCTTCAACACTTGTGGCAACAACATCAAGTAAAGATGCTAACTCAGGAGCAGCAATAAAAGATGGTTGTGTTTTTAATGTCTCATTTTTATTAACTTTTATATTAGCAGATGATAAAGTCTTTCCACCAAAAAATTTTGAAATGTCAATGACATTTGGTTTTTCTTGCTTTTCTTCTTGCTGCTGAACCTCAGCCATTTTGTTTCTTCTCTTCTAATTCCTCTATGTGCTGTTTTAAAAGTTCAAGATAGATTTCTCTTTCCCAAGGAATCATATTTTCTATTTCAGTCAAAGAATATTTATGGTGTTGCATCAAAGCAAAATTGATTCTGAAGTATGTCTCCAGATCCTCCTTTGCCAGGCCTAAGCGAAAAAATCAGATAACCCCTCTAGAACAAGAGTATTTTCAACCTTTGTTTCTGGATTAACTACTTTAAGTTCATGACTTAATTTTGGCATTGTCTTGAAGAATTTCTCAATCTTCTTATAATCCTTTGGACTTAGAGTATCAATCCAAGTCATAATTTCTTTTTCAGTACAATCAGACCCTACCCAACAGTCATCCTTGTTATAAACCATGTCTATACACATGGCAATGAGTTTAGAAGATTTTTCTAGATTTTCTGATGATTTCGTTGTTAAATCAAAATTGTTATTGATAAACTGTTCTAAAGATGGGTACTTAAGTTGAATTGTATATCCATCTTGAATCTCAATCTTATTAGTATGATCATCGTCTCGATTAACTTTAATCTCATCAACGTAGATAGTTACTGGTACTTGAGTAACACCATCATCACCACATGTAATTATAAGATCAATTGATTCTCCAATTGCCTTTGCTCGAATATTTAAAAACAGGTATTCAATATCAAAGATTGGCAATTCCTGAACTTTGATATCTTTTGTTAAAATACAATCCGAAATAACTTGTTTAACCGCAGATGTAATTTGTCCAACATCTTTTGATTCTAAAGCAATGATTAGTATTTTTTCTTCTTTGACTAAAAATGGTCTGAACTTAATTTTTTTTTCGTTGGAGGGAAGAATAAGTTCGTAAGTTGGAGTCGCAATTGTAGGTAATGGCATATAAAATCAATTTCAATAATATTATTTATTATAGTATACCTGCGAGTAATCCAGATGCTTGACCACTATTTGGACTAGTTCTATCCGTAACAAATCCTGCTGGGGTTCTTCTTGTGATATATCTCATGTAATCAAAAACAACAGTATATTTCAATACTTGAGACCCTTGATATGATACGGGGGATGCGATAAGATCTGAAGGATACGCTTGAATAAATTCATATGTTAAATAAGATGAATTAGCAACGGATGCTGAAGATACCGCTTCTAAATCTTTTTCAAATTTTGTTACAAGAATATGTTGGCAATAGTCATTTGGATATTTGAATTTGTAGATAGCAGCATTATCAAAAGCATTACTATTATTTTGCTCTCTTCGAGTGGATTCAACAATTTGTCCATTATATGAGAGAGGATTTATATAATTACACCATCCTTCAAAAAATCTAATTATAGCATGATCCTTATCGACATAAAAAGTTAAAGACAATTGAGGAAGTGCTCTTAAAATAGGATAACTCTCCCTAATACCTTGTCTATTCCCCATAACTTCAGTTTTTTTAAATGCAGGCCCTGGTAAGAGTGCCTCAGAACATAGAAGTTCAATTTTCTCCATTCCATCCAAACCATCAGTTTCTGAAGCATCAAAAATACCAGTTCCACTCAACCAACTACGCAATGTTTGATTTAACGGAAACGTGACATTAAAAAATGTGGTTGTAGATACCTTAGAAAAAGTATTTTTTACGCTTTCTATTGTTCGGGTTAATTTTTTTGGATCGGGTTCTGTAAAGAAAGGCATCTAACAATAAATAGGTAATACAACCATAATATGTATATGATTTATGAGGCAATATTATCAAGGAAAGTATAAGGTAAAGAACTATCAAAAGTACAAAGGTGATCCCACAAATGTCATTTATCGTTCTTCTTGGGAATTAAAATTTTTAAAATATTGCGACGATAATGATAATGTTTTAGAATTTGGTAGTGAAGAAATCATCGTTCCTTATATATCCCCACTTGATGGAAAAATTCATAGATATTTTCCAGATTTTTATATAAAAGTTAAAGAAAAAACCGGAGATGTAAAAAAATATTTAATTGAAATTAAACCCAAAAAACAAGTTATGGGCCCAACAACAACTCCTAAAAGAAAAACTAAAAGTTGGGTAAATGAAGTTAAAGAATATGCTAAAAATAAAGCAAAATGGAAAGCAGCAGAGGAGTATTGTGCAAATAGATTACTTGAATTTAAAATACTTACAGAAGAGGATTTAGGAATATGAGTGATGCACTTAAGGCTTCTGATGAAATACTGGCAAAAAAATATAAGGAATTTGGGGGTAGATTTGTTTCACAAGAATGGTATCGAAATGCCATGTTTGAGGCTTTGAATAATCAACCACAAGAAGATACTACAGATTTAATAGATACTTTTGGGTTACAAGTTGGAAAATTTTATTTCTTTTCATATTCAGCAAAATTTCCAAATAGATATCCATATTGGGATAGATATCCATTCGCACAAATATTAGAAGTTAGGGGTGATGGTAGCGTTTTAGGTGCTAATACTCATTATTTAAATCCGTCATATCGTCAAAGTATTGTTAAGAGTTGGTTAAATAGTACAAATGTTGTTCCAGAGGTTTGTTTGCATACTTATATTAGAACTAATATGAGTAATGTGGTAAGAGTTCCTGATAATGATATAGTTGGATTATCAGGTAAAGAATTCATTGTTGAATCTTTTGTGAACAAAATTGGACGAACAATATCACCAAACAAAGTGTGGGTAGGGTGATAAATAAAAATGAAAGATATGTCTAAGTAATGGCAAGTCAGACCCAGATTAAAAATACAACTATACCAGTAACCGGAATAATTACTCCAAAGGGAAATGGTGGAAAGGTAAGCGTTTCAAAATCTGGACCTGATGCTGGTTCTATTATAACTGCACAAAACGCAGATGGAACTTTTCTAACACACGCTCAAGCAGTTGCGGTTTTTCAAAACTCAGCAAATGCAGCAAAAATTAATGCAGCACTTACAGCATCAAAGTCTACAAAACCTCTTCAAGGTGTTGTTGCAAAACCAGCATATGATCAAAATATAAAATCAACACCAACAGGAGTTCCTACCTCTACAACCAATCAAATTCCAGCAGCAAATGCTGCAAATCCAAAAACTAAAAATAATTTCCCAAAGGGTATCAATACTGGGAAAGTTTATACATTCCCAGTTGATATGCGATATAGTGGGGCAGGTTCTCAGGATCACATTCGTATAATGGGATTAAAATACATAGCGCCTCAAGGGTCAGCAGGTTTTGGATCTGTTTTGACAGACGGTCTTAAATCTGCAAATGCAGGTTTACCACCATCAGGTTATGCATATGAAGGTGAAGTAATTCTTCCAATTCCAACACAAGTAAGAGATAAAGCATCTGCAAGTTGGAGTATGCAAAAAATGAGTCCTGTTATGTCAGCAGGAGTTGGTGCTGTAGCAGCTCCAGCAGTAAAGGCAGCGGGGGGGGATGTACTGGGAGGACTTTCGGACTTTACCACACGAATGTTTAAATCTGGACCTGATTTTTTGGGGGCAGGGGGTACTGAGTTTCGTGAAATAATGGCGGCAACTATGTCATCAGCTTTTCTTGGGTCAGTTGGTTTGACAGGACTGGAACCTAGTGATATCTTGGCAAGAACTACGGGTAGAGTTTCTAACCCCAATATGGAACTTCTTTTTAGAGGTCCAAACATGAGGCAATTTGAATTTGCATGGAAGTTTGCTTGTCGTAGTGCTGATGATGCAAAAAGAATTCGAGAAATTATAAAGTTTATGAAACTGCAATGTTTACCAGAAGTAGAAGACAATACCAATTTAATTAACAGTCCCAATGTATTTTTCATTCGATATGTTAATGGTAATACAAGAATTAAATCATTACCACAACCAAAAATTTGTGCCCTATTAGAATTTGGAATTGATCACACACCAGATGGAATGGGATGGGCGGCGTATGAAGATTCTCATCCAGTTGGAGTATGCAAAAAATGA